TGGTTATAGTAAGAGGGGAAAACGGCTTAGGTAAGCCATTTTTTGAATTCGATTTTTGTAACTAAAAACATAACCTAGCTTTTTTAAAAATGGCGTTTGGGTTATAGAGTATCAAAAAATAAATGCACGGTAAGTTAAATCAAAAAATCTATCTGAAAAATGCGCAACGACAACTTGTTAATAAATTGTTAATAAGATATTAATAAAGTATGTCAAAAAGGCCTGTAACTTTCAAAAAAAGGGCCCGTAACCTAGTGTTTGGTTACTAGGTTATGGGCCAAAAGTCTCCCGTTATTTTTCTCGTGAATAGTCTCTTTCCAGATTGTACTTTTTGACATGTTCTCTTTGCATCTTCTGATATTGTCTAACCTTGCCCTGTGCCTGCTCAGAAGCCTCGGCTTGCCCCGCCGCGTCGGCGGTATCTCTTCGGCGTTTGTATTTTCGTATTTGTTGTTCATAACCGCGTTGCTTTTGCTCCTGAGCATATTGCTCCGCATTTTTCTTCTCGTCGTAATGCGGGAACGCCCGGGTAGACAGCCCGGGAAAGAATGGGTAAAAGTCATGATGGCAATTGTAGCCCTTTATCCCGTCTCCTTCCCCATATTTACATTCTGTGTAAAAATTGGGATAGCGGTCGTCTCCGTCCAATTGAAATATTTGTCCCTGCCATACGGCATGAGACGGCCGGGCGCCCATGTGGGAAGAGGTTTCTACAAAATTATTTTTCCAGTCCTTTGCCATTTGCATTTGCACGTCGCCCCCCATTTGTTCATAGGACGTCGCGACCATACGTCTAACCGCTACATCTATCGTTTGACGGATTATTCTTCCCGAGGGCGCCCGGTAAGTCACACCACTTATCCCCCTGTCTGCCAATGCCCTCAGTGCCTCTTGCGCCGCCTCAGAGAACGATTTACCACCTAGTGAGGAACTTACATACACCCGGTTTACAACGCTTCTAAACGCCTCCTGAGAAGACTGTTCCGCCGTTGTGTGAACTAAGTTCAGCCTGTCATAGCACCCTTTAATTCCAGAATTTATGATTTTCTCGAAAATTTTTCCCGAGTATTTTGGAAGAGGGGCACCCCCAAAAAATCCTTTGCTTGCCGCGTATTTATACACCTTTTCGTCCTTATGAAAAACACCTAGTCCATATTTTACAAACATACGTTCTATATCGGGTGGTGCTCTTTTTGTTATTTTACTCAATTTTTTAAGAACGCTTTTTCGCATCATTCCTGTTTGCGATAACATTCTTGCGTGCCATTCGTCAATATCTTTTTCGGGATTGCGTGCAGTTCTGTCCGCAATTTCCCTTAGAATATCGGTCTGCAAATCATCATACAGCTTAAACAGTTCGTCAAACAGTGCCATACTTTTCCCTCCTGTTATCCCTCAGGCTGTTCCTCAGGCTGTTCCTCAGGCTGCTCCCCAGGCTGTTCCTCAGGCTGTTTCTCGGACGGTCCTCCGTTGTTTCCGAATAAGGCGTTTGGGTCTTCTGCTGGGGGCGCTTCCCTTTCTGCCTCTTCGTCGGCTTCATCCACAATCTGTTGCGCCTGCTCGTCGGACAGGTTATACACGATTTTTAGGTACTGCTTGCGGCTGATTATGCCCGACTGCACTTCAGACAGCGCCCGCCTTGCCTCGGAGTCGGTATCTTCGACAATTGAATCGTCAAAATTTACCTTTATCGGATAGCCTTTTGGAAGAGGGCGGCCCGCGATTACGAAAATAGAATTAACTACGCCAATTAAGGCCCAGTTTAAAATGATTTCATCCTTGCGGATTCTACGGAATAACTGTGAGTTCTGTGAGATAACCTCCGTTGCGGTCTGCACACCACTGTCTGCAGACGCCTGATAGTAGCCCTTGCCGAATCCACAACGCTCAGACAACAAGTCCAGATGCCTTTGTAGCGCTAATTCATGCTCCTGTGCTCGGATATTCATGTTTATCTCAGTCACAGGCGCCGACTTGTCTTCATCACCGTTGATATGCATAGCATAAAATTCCACATCATTTGCATCAAATACCGGGGCGTATGCACTACCCCCATTAACAGGAATAATGCGGCTGGCATCATCCCTTACAATTATTCTTTTTTTACCTAGCTGAAACTCATTTCCATACGAGTCAAATATTAAGTCGATACTTTTTAGCAAGTCGATTGCATTTGCATAAATGCTAACGCCCAGCGGATTAGTCGTGTCATAGTTGTTTACCCCCGACGGTTTGATATACTGAAAAGCAGGGACTGGGGAATTCGTATTTATGACATCTATCATGCCCTTCGGCAATGGCAAAATCTTTCCATTTTTGTCAAGAAAGGCATTGTTTATTATATAGTTTCCCTTGTCGTCCAGTGTGTGGGTGTTGATATAAATCTGCTGTCCGGTTGGTGTCACAACGTGAGACGCAAAGGCAGACTCTTTAACCCCGTCACCATCCCAGGAGAGTGGGAAGCAACAATCAGCGGAAATGCAGTCAATTTCAATTCTGTTATTGTTCAGATATTCCACAAATGCGCCGCTACCCAGAGCGGCAGACAGTTCCACAAGTTGATTCGCCCTGGGCCAAAAATGGGTTGATTCAAAGACAGAGTCTAGAAACTCTTGGTCTGTTGCGTTAGCCATATGAATACTGCACTTGTCGTTCAACAGTAGGTCGGCTTTGTCTTCACAAACTTTTTTAGCCATACCTAAACTTTTTCTTTCCCGCTGTACCATCTGCATGCCGTTGTACTGCTTGTAAAAATGAAAGTCTTCTACCTTTCCGCGATACCAGCTCCGCCATTTTGCTACGGTGCTGTACCAGTCTGTGGGCAGTGTTTCTTTTCCTATGCCGCGTAAATACTCTCGGATAATATCGGGCATAGTCTCCACTCGGTTAGTCTCGATATTTTTTGTAGCACTCGCCATTTCATAGCCCCCTGTTGAATGTTATCAACCGTATCATTTGCTTTTGGTAGCTTTCCGTGCTGTACTCTTGCGCATCTAATGAATCAATATTATAGGTGCCGTCGTCTAACCGCTCATCACGGTTTACGTACGGCCGCCACGTTGCCGTGCAAAACGCTTCTACTGTATGATTACACGACACATGCACCGAGTATCGTCCTAGTGATTGTAGCATACAGTAGAATCGTATGCGGTCATTAATAGCCGTTTTACGCGCCGGGAGAACCCTGTACGGCAACCGCCTCCGGTCAAGCTCTGCCTGCAGTCCGCGGAGCAATACCGACTCAGCGGAATCGGCTCTTATCTCCTGTATGAAATAACCCCGGCTCAACTGAACTTGCAAAAAGTCTGCAAAGTCTTGTGCCAGCTTCACCGGGTCCAATGGGTCCTTTGTGTAATATTCGTCGATTGTTTCAATTCTCGATAAGTCTTTGGAAAATGCGGTGCACTGAAACGCCTGGGCGCTTTTCGTGCCGCCAAAATCAACCCCGATTGTGCAAAAGGCTGTGTCTTTTGGGTCCGGTCTTTCCTTTCTTAGGAATTTGTCAAAATGGTCCGCAAAAGCGCGATATATGATTCCCTCGGCGGCCCGCCATTTTCCTAGAATGAAACGGTCGTAATACACAGTTCCCGAGTATTCCTTTTTTAGCTGTTCCTTGAAGAATTCAGATACATATGGATTTTCATCCAGTGTAAATCTCTGCCTATAGATGTCGGCGTCTGATTTCAAAAATTTGTGTAGCCAATGCTGGGGATTATCTGGGTTAGTCGTTCCATCAAAGCAGGAAGTAGGCTTATCCAGTCGGGATTTTAGCATCTGAAAAACAGGTTCGGCCCACGTTGCTATTTCATCCCCGTAACAATAGGCTATCGAACTGCCCTGTATTTTGGCGACTGATGTCTTTTTGTCGGCGCCCAGGGCATAGACGTCCCGTCCAAACATATGAATGCGGCTAGAAGCACCCCCAATTGTGCCAACAAAATCTTTCCCCCAAATGGAACGCAAAGGCTCTAGAATGTTGCGCTCCAACGTTCCTTGTGTATTTCCCAAAAGAACTATGATTCCATCCTTATCCGCATGCCGAATTCGCCACGGAATCTTATAAAAGTCTACATAAGTTTTGCCCGACCGGGTGGCGCCCTCAGAGATATTCCACCTGTGGAAGTCACCTATCGTGTGTTTCCAGTTCCGTCTTTGGTGTGGCGCTAGTAGTTCCATCATTCTTGCCGCCCTCTTCCTCGTCTGTGTCTTTCTTGCACTCGCCGTCTATACGTTTTAGCACGGCGTCCAGTTTGTTCAGAGACTCTTGATTATCGGTATGCTCATACTTCTGATTTTTCCACTCTTTCGGCTTGCGATTGCATAGCCAGAAGATGGCGGCGGTTGTTGAAGCGGGCACCTCTTTCTTTGTTATCTTGCGTTCAAGAACTCTCCGTTTGCTGTCCTGAGTCGTCTGTACCTCTTCGTATGAATAGCCTGTTGCCCTCTTGAACAAGGCACTTTCCACGAACAAATCGGCCCTATCCCGGCCCCATGTGCAGGCCTCTTGAATTATCTCAGATTTATGCCGCCATTTAATTAGTGTTGGCTCGGTAATCCCCATCTTTTGTGCAATGTCTTTGTAGGATAAGCCGTTGCTTGCCCAACCGCGCAATTTCAGGATGCCGCTCCGGGTTTCCCACTCAGCCATATTCGTTCTATGAATATCGCGTTCTTCTGTGATTTTAGTCCGCTTTCTTGGCATTATGCATCATTCCTTTTTGGCCTTATTCACTCTAGCTTTTAGCGACTCAATGAGTCTGTCTTGACATTCCCCCTCAGCCTTTAAAGTGTTAAATACGTCTTCATCCCGGCTGTCCTTTACCAGCAGTACATGAATAAAGACGGTATTTTTTTGGCCCATCCTATGCAAACGCTTGTTCGATTGCTCGAACAGTTCCGGGTTCCACGGAAGCCCGTACCAAATGATGTGATTCCCCCCGGATTGCAAGTTCAGGCCATATGCACAAGAAGCTGGATGGGCCAATAAAACGTCTATTTTTCCGGTATTCCACATATGGACAGATGTTGCACTATCAAGGGTAGCACATTTCAACTTGGTCGCCGATAATGCTTTCAAAATGCACTCTTTATCCGACTGGAATTCATAGAAAACAAGGGCGTGCTTCTGCCCATTTACTGTTAAAAACTCCAAAATTTCAAGAAGTGTTTCTAGTTTTTTTTGGTGAACTCTTATAGTTTTTCGCTCACCGCGTTCATCCGTGCTATATACAGCACCATTGCAAAGCTGTAAAAGCTTACTACTTAACACCGCCTGTGTGGAGGCTGTTATCTCTTCATCCCCAACCTGTAAAAGCATCTCTTTTTCAAGTTTTTTATACTGCTTTTTTGTCTCCCCGGAAAGAATCACAGGTACTTTAATAATCTGTTTTTCGGGCAGCTCCAAAAGGTCTTCAGATTTCATGCTCAGGCAAATATCCTTTAGCTTTTCCGTGATTGCTTCTTGCGCTATTGAACGCGGTTTGTATGTGAACACACGTTCCCTTGAACGTTTATCCGGGACAAAATAAAAATCACGAAAAGACGAAAAAGTACGGCCCAAACGCTTGCCGCTGTCCAGTAGGAATATCTGTGCCCATAAGTCCAATAATGACTTTGGCGCGGGAGTTCCGGTTAATAAAATCATCCGGTTTATTTTCTTTCTAACCGATTTCAATGCCCTAAACCGTTTTGACCTGTGGTTCTTAAAACTGGACGACTCGTCGAGGACCACACAGTCGAATGGCCAAACTTTACCATAATGCTCTACCAACCAGACAACGCTGTCTCGGTTGGTGACATAAAGGTCGGCCCTTTTAGCGATAGCCCTTTTACGCTCGTTAGCTGTCCCTAGGACAATAGAAACGCGGTACCCCCTTAGATGTTCCCACTTAGCCGCCTCGTCGCTCCACGAGGCTTCAGCGACGCGCTTAGGGGCAATCACGAGTGTTTTGTTTATCTTGAATCGGTTGAACTTCAAGTCTTTGAGGGCGGACAGCGTGATTACTGTTTTCCCCAGGCCCATTTCAAGAAACAACCCACAACAGGGTTTCTGAATAATCCAATTTTCGGCATACCTCTGATAATCGTATGGTTTGTATTCTTTTCTTCTCATTCCCGTTTCCATTTCCCTTTTCTCCTCCTCTGTTATCGTGTAATCGTGCTGTATATGCCGTATCTTTCGAGAAATGACTTCACACGGCCCTTTAGCACGCTATCAATAAAAGAGTCCACCCCTTTTTTTGTATCAATATAGGGCACTACAACGGCCCCTAGGCACATTAGTTCTTTTTGGCGGTTTATCTGCAGGGGCCGGGGTCTTTCCCCGGGCCGTTTGAGTTCCACAAAGAAAACTTTGCCTTGGGGGAATACGCAAATCCGGTCCGGGAGTCCGTTTTGCCCGAACTTATAGGCCCTGCCTCCCGCTTGCCGTACCTTGCGTACAAAATAATCCTCTATATCTTTCTCGGTTGTCAAATCTTTTTCAGCCATTTGTAATTGCTTCCTTTCCCTTGCGTTCTTGTTATATTATATCATATCGAAAATGTATAATGCAAATGTATGGAATTATGCATTTTTCACTTTGGAGCTTGCCGGGGGGTTTAGGCCGCGTAACCAACATAACCTATAACCTGCATTTTCCCTATTCTTTTCTGTAGCATGTGGAAATACGTCATAAATACATAATTGTTCATATACCGTTATCCCTACCTACTATATAATAATATATATATATATAGGGTTATATAGGTTACATAGTTACAGAAAGGGTAAAAACGGCTTAGGCTGGCCCTTTTTTGGATATGATTTTCGTAACTAAAATCGTAACTTAGAATTTTTATTGATTTTTAATGAGTTACTCTGCCGCCCTTTTCCACTTTTTGAAAATGCGCGCGGTAAGCAACAAAGCACGGGAAGAACTAGGTTATGCTACACTGGGTAACAAAATGGGGCGCCCCAACAACCCTTTAGAGCGCCCTACTATTGTATAATTATGCATTTTTTAATGCATATTTTTTATTTTATGCGTTTTCTGCAGAACCTTTGCCACCTGATAGCATCCGTACCGCATTGTTTGTTTTTTGCGTTCCCAATTCGGAAACGCGTTCACAATAGCGGCGACCTCCCGAGTATCTCTTCGGGAAATGTCTATCTCTGAGTGGAACTTTTCGGGGAAAGCTTCCAAAAGGATTTCAGAGGCGTTGACGTATTCCCGGTCCACAAGTTTCCCCTCGTATTCGGTATGGTCCTCCCAGAAAATACGGCGGCGCTGAAGAGGCCATACGGGTTCACCGTCCCTGATGTCGTTCCAATCTTCCGGGATTTTCCGTGAAAGGAATTCTAGAATTGGAGCTTTCAATGGACTGTCCTCATTAGATGCCTCAGATTCCTCCTGGGAAGCTCTTATTAATTCGGGTGTGTCCATATCCGTCCGCTCTCCTGTCGCTTCTAACGCGACGGCCTCGGCCCATACCTGTTCACTGTAGTAGGCATCAAAGTCTTTCCATAAATTCTTTTTGCGTTTCTCTTTCCAATCTTTGGGGATATATACAGGCCAAAACCGCCTATTGCCTGTGGAATCATTTAGGAACTGTACCACATTTCCCGTTCCTATAAACACACACC